TATTACTAGGATTTCCCATGATTTTTGGAAAATTTACAAAGGAAATATAATTAATCCTACGTGATTTTTGGAAATATTTTAAACAAGACAACAACTACTTTAATTAGGAGTTAGTCACATGGCACGAAAAAAGAAAAAAACAAATATCATTCCTGATTTTTCGATACCTGAAATTATTGAGGATATCCAAAAGGCTTCTCTTGAAGTCGTGGTAATCCCTCCTACGAAATCGGAAGTATTACCCTATATAGAGGTAGCGGCAACGGTCTCTGCCCCTATCGTAGATGTTCTGTCTGATTCCAAACCGCCTACCGAGGCTAACGTTTCGTCAGTCTTGGTGGATTTATTCGATCCTATGACATGTACTCCTGATGAGCTAGCAGCCCACAAACAAGCCTATATGGATGGTCCTAATTAATAACCTTGTATAAAGGAAAGTACCTTATGGCAGTAGAAAAAATTACAGCGTGGCAGACTAGCATTGGACAAGCATATGCCAAGAAATCAGAAGCTTTCCATGAGGAGATGATTTATCTACTCAAGACCCGAGGGGAATCAAATATTAGAGGATTGAATACTTCATCTTTTGATGATGCTATCGCTTTACAAGAAGATTTCATTAATGCCCTCACGGAGATGAAGTCAGGATTGTCTCCTGCCGGTAAACAAGATCAGATCATTCGTGAAGAACTCAATAAGATGCATGAAGGGGCCATTACATGGTTGGAAGCATCTCAAAAACTCAAAACAGAGATGAATAAGGAGTCATAATTATGACAGCGATTAGTCCTAAAATTGCTTTGCAGCGGCCTGGAATGGGGCAGATGTGGGGTATCCGTAGAACTGGAATCAATCTAATCAAAACTACGGCAAAGATATCAGATGTATTCCGTGTGTATGATGGTAGCGTGCAACTGATGGCTGCTTATATGGAGATCACCACAGCATGTTCAGCGAATGTTTGTAATATGGCATGGATATTTGACTCAGATGCTGGCGGTGATAGAATCATTGGTGCGGCTGTGTCTATTACCAGTGCAGCACTGGGAGACTTTATCTGGGCAGAGTTGGATGGCTCAGCCTTGGTAGTGGCTACTACTAGCACTGGATTGATTCATGGAGGAGTAGATAGGAAAGTAGTGAATGTTACAGATCAAGGATCTGGTACGATCTTGACAGAAGGAGGCATTGACATTACACTGGCTGGAGCCAATGCGTTAACGGCCGGAAAAGCCACGATGTCGGTAGTATATCGTCCACTGATTGAAGGGGCTGTTGTGTCCTATACGGAGGCTGGTATAATCTACTCGTAACCCATGGTAACTAATCTATCACAAATAAATCCCAAGGATGTGGCAAGCCAAGATGCAGGTTATTGGGCTTTACTGAATCGTATAAAGTTACAGGATGGTATATTTGAGTTTAAGAACCATCCTTATCTTGTTCAACCAATGCAGCAGCATATGCTTTACCGGCAGGGCCTGGCTCCTGAGAAGCAGTGTGTTATGAAAGCTACTCAGTTAGGATTCAGTGAGGCAGGGATACTTGCGTCACTGCACGGGATGATTTATGGACACTATCCAAAGGGTGTTTTGTATCTCTTCCCAACGACTGAGGACATGCAGGAGTTTTCCAAATCGCGGTTTGGTCCCCTATTGAACGATAATCCCACGGCTATAAAGAGGCATGTAGTGGATACAAATACCACTAGTCTCAAGAGAGTCCATGGGGCTAATCTTTACATGCGAGGAGCACGATTGAGCCAAACCATTGATGGTGAGGCCAAGGAGGCGGGCAAGTTGCGTGGTATTTCTTCGGACATCATCCGTTATGATGAGTTTGATTTGATGGACTTAGAGGTCTTGCTTAAAGCAGAAGGGCGATTAGGTAATTCGCTTGTTAATGAGCAATACTTTGTATCAAACCCCACAGTTCCTGGGTTTGGTATCTCTGCCCTGTATAATAGATCCGATCAGCGACATTGGTTTCGTAGGTGTCTGCATTGCGGGGTTACTCCGACCCAGGGAGCCACATGGGAATGGTATACTGAGAAGTCGAATGGGTGGACATGTGCTGAAGATGTATTCCCCAATAACGTAGAGGTTGGGTCAGATGGTAAGGGGTATATTGCTTGTGTATCCTGTGGCAAGCCGGTGGGCCTTGATGTAGGTTGTTGGGTGCCTAAAGAACCACACTACAGCAACGATATGTGGGGTTATCAATTGTCTCAACTCTCTTCTGCCAGAAGAGATCCTCATAAATTATTACAGTTATACACCAATCCCCCAGATGGGAATTTGGGCGATGTCATGCGACTTAAGTTTGGCAAACCTTTCATTTCTGCTGAGGATAAGCTCACAAAGCAGCAAGTAATGGGTAATTGCGGCATGGGTGCTCAGTTGAACTCTCACCACGGTCCTTGTGCTATGGGTGTGGATATTCGCAGGCACAAGAACGTAGTGATAGGATGTAGGAACGGAAAGAACTCTTGGAGGATACTCCGGGTGGCCAGATTAGAAACGATGGATGAGATTCTCAGCATGGCTTACCGATTCAATGTCAGGATCGCTGTTGTGGATATACGACCATACGAGGACGAGGTTCGTCAGTTTCAAAAAACAGCATCGTTCAAAACCTTCCTATGCGAATATGCGTCTAATACGCCTGTGGGCACGAGTTGGAATGACAAGACGGGGATCGTCAAGGTTAATCGAACTGAGATAATGGACGCATCGCATAGGATGTTGGTGGATAGTTTGATTGAATTGCCTGCAGATTGTCCTGAAGTGCGTCAGTTTGCTACTGAGTGTGCTTCTGTGGCTAAGGTGTCGGAGGTATCCCGCAGATCTCGTAGCATGGTGTTTAGGTACAGGAAATTGGGAGATAAGCCGGATGATTATCGGCATGCTTTGAACTACTTTATTATGGCTGCCATGAGCAATAATTTACCTGTGGTGGGCGGTAATAGTAGAAGTAATCGGCCACAGTTTGCAAAAAACGAGTATTCAAGGTGTTGATATGAAAAAGAAATCAAAAGGTAAAGAACAGGTTGAGCAAATGATTGTCCGAGGACATAAAATGGGTGTTTGTGATTCGGAAGGAAATAGTGTCCACTCTAATGGATACCCCACGGCCCGGCCAAAGAAGATAAATCCTGGGCTGAGGATACGGTATTATAAGACGCATAAGGAAGTATACAAGGACGGAGAGTGGACAAGATGCGAATATTAGAAACCAAAGATGTGACGGAGCTTCGCCCTCTATATGCTGAGTGGCTGAGGCAGTCCAATTCCGAGGATTTTAAAATTAAGACCGACTCTGATTGCCTTGAAAGAGATTTTCAAGCCGTGATTAATACGGACAAAGGTGCTGTGTTGGTGGCATATGACGACAATGGCAACCCGATTGGGGTTTACTCTCAGTTAATTGTTGATTCCTGCTTTGGTGCTGAGATGATGGCAATAGGTACACATTGGTTTTCTTTAAGTAATGAAATACACGTAGGACATAAACTCCTCAGAGCGGCTAAAAAAAGAGCCCATAAGATGGGATGTAGTAATATGCTGATATCGGCTTCTAAGTTTGCATCTGATGACTATGACAGTATATGTAAATACTGCGAACATATAGGAGCAAAACAGTTTGAAACTATCTATTTATTAGAGGTGTGACATGGGAGTTGAACTAGCAATACTAGGTACAGCACTGGCCGGGGCGGTTACGGCAGAAGAGCAGCGTAAATCTGCTAGCAAAGCGGCAGCCAAAGCAGAGAGAATAAGGAAAGAAGAAGAACGGAGAATAGGACCCACAGGCACCCCTGAGTCAGGGGGAGATTCCATGGACGCAATTAAACGTAGGAAAAAATTCGGGAGAGCAGACACGATTCAGGCAGGAAGCCTGATTCCAGAATACGTAGGCACCAAATCCCTATTAGGATAAAACACTATGGAAGATCCGCAAAAAAAAGCTAAAGAAGTAATCGTTATCAGGGATAGGGCATCGGCCAAACAACAAAGCATGAAGTCTATGTGGCAGTCCATATCTGATTTGATGTCCCCTCAGACCTATGGAATCACCACCCGGCATGCGAGCGGTCAAGAGTTGATGCAGAATATATTTGACTCTACGGCCATTGAAGAGTTGGAGAATATGGCTTCTGGGATTGCATCCAATTTGTTCCCACCTGGTCAGAAGTTCTTCAAGTTCAAGGTGCCTCTCAATGCCCAGGAGGATCAGGAAGCATCTGACTATCTCTATTACCTCACTGAGGTGACACATGAAGAAGTTTTTAACAGCAATTACTTGAGTCAGACAGGCAATACGATCCATTATTGGGCAGGCTTCGGCACAGGGGCTAATTACAGTGACTGGACGGTCGCTGATGGGCTTAATTTTCGGGATTATGCCATTGGCACTTATCAGTGTATGGAGAACGCCAAGGGCATTGTAGACACCATGATACTGACCATGCCTATGACAGCCAGGCAGATCAAGCAGGAGTTTGGTCAGGGGAATGAATCTCTAGGAGCTTCGGTAGATCAGGCTTTGAGCCCGGCCAACAACCAACCCTACGACGATTTCAATGTGGTGTGGATTGTTCGACCCCGTAAGGACAGAAATCCGGACATGATCGACAACTTGAACATGCCGTGGGAATCTGTCTACGTTAATGAGAAGGACCAAGTGGTCCTGTTTGAGGGCGGGTATGAAGAGTTTCCGTTTGCTGTACCACGGTATAATGTGATGTATCGTGAAATCTATGGCAGGGGTCGTGGTACGATGATGTTGCCCAGGGTTCGAGTCTTGAACCGTTTGGCAAAGGATTACATGGAGATGTCCAATAAGTGGGTCAATCCCCCCAAAGAAGTCCTTGATACGTTTGAGGGGCAGGTAGAGGTATCTGCTGGTGCTTTGAATTATGTGAATCAGATGAATTCTATCCGTCCCATAGATATGGGAGCCAGTGGAGCGTATCCGATTACCAAGGATATCCTTGAATATCACAGGGCAGGCATCCAAGATGGGTTCTATAAGAACGCTTTCGAGCCCATTAGTGGTCTTCAGGGCGATCGCAGAAATACTACGGAGATCATCGAGCGGTTGCGTGAGGGACTGAAAAAGGCCACTAGACCGTTTGGTCGATTATTTATTGAACTCTTGACTCCGCAGATTACACGAGCTGCATTGCTCTTGATTCGCAATAATGTCGTGGAAGCACCTCCGGCTAGCTTGCAAGGAAACCTTATGCAGCTCAGGTTTATCAATCCCTTGGCACTTGCTTTGGAAGATCAACAGAGCAAGGGAGGCCAATATTGGGTTGAAGCACTCGGAGCAGCTTCTCAGATATTCCCAGGTGTCACAGACAACGTGGATTCTGACCAATGGGCCAGGGACCTCGGTGAGAGCATGGGCGTCAGTGGCAAGCATATCAGACCTGTAGATAAGCGGGATGAAATTAGACAGCAGCAAGCAGAGATTGCTGCACAGCAAGAGAAGATGCAGATGCTTCAGATGGGATCTGATGCCTATGCGAAGACAACTAAGGCTCCAGAGGAAGGCAGTGTTGCTGGAATGTTGGGCAAGTAAGGAGAGTAGATTGTGTTACGAAAAAAGCAGTTGATTATAGACTATCAGCAGAAATTTGGAGACGAGCAAGGTAGCCGGGTCTTGAAAGACCTGGAGAAGCATTGTACCCTTTTCAGGAAGGGATTGTCCCCAGGTGCTGGGATTGATGTGAATGCCGTCCTCGTAATGGAAGGCCAATCAAATGTGATCAAACACATTTATAACATGATGCAGAAAGATCCGAATCAACCGGCTCCTTCGACAGCAATAAATATTACATCAGGCACAGGAGAGTAATATGCCAAACGAACAAGTAACTCCAGAAGCACCAGAAACATCAGAGACCCCAACAGTTCCAGAAACTTCGTCTCTCTTAAAGACCCCAACAGATCCTCCTGCAACTCCAGAGGCGACTCCATCCCCAAACTTATTGGAAGTTGCTGGCCTGGTCAATCCAGACGGCAGTTTCGTAGAAGACTGGCACAAATCAGACAAATTGCCAGAAGATGTTCGCAATAGTGAGTCTTTGGGCGTCATTAAGAATTTGGCTGATTTGGCAAAAAGAACAGTTCATGCAGAGAAGATGGTTGGCACAAGTAAGATCGCATTGCCAAAAGCAGATGCGGATGAGTCTGAATGGACATTCTTCTTTGATGCGGTAGGCAAGGCTAACCCGGCATACGCCAAGCCAGAAACCCCAGGAGATTACAAGTTTGATGTTCCAGAAGGTATGGAAAATATTTACTCTGAAGATAAAATGAACCAAAGCAAGGAGATTGCTCATAAGATTGGGGTGACTCAAACCCAGTTTGAACAGTTCATGCAGGCGGATGTGGAGGCAATGGCAGAGGTTGTTAATGCACAGATAATTGAACAAGGACGTATTGATGATGAAAATGCCTTAGCTCTTAAAAAAGAATGGGGACATGCATACCCTGAGATGCAGCATGTTGTAAAAAGAGCTATTGCTGAGCATTTTGGTGCTGATAAGACCAGCGAGATGGAGTTCTTGAAAAATTATGCTGGCAATCCGGATGTTGTTCGTATCCTTGCAGGACTAGGCAGTCGGTTAGTAGAGAGTAAGTCCATGGTGGCTGAATTAACTCAATCTACTCCGGACCAGGCCCTGAGAGAGATTGCTGAACTCAGAAGCACTCAAGGCTATATGAGTATGGGATCTGATATGACTGACGAGCAGAGGACTGAGATCACGAATCGAATACGGGACAAGTATAAAGAAGCTTATCCTAGCGGAAAATAATAAAAAGTACTTGACTTTTGGAAATGATTTAGTATAAGCTGTACTTATAGTAGATAGGTTACTATAAGTACAGCTTATAGGAGCTCTCTTAAGCAGGGACCCCGCTTTCGAGTGGGTCTGCCATCAGCCATGATGAAGAATGGCACGTCCATCAGACGTTAAATGCTAGGTATAGGACCTTGGTGTTCAAGACACTCCTGCTGACTAATCTTGAATATTAAATAACCAAGGAATCAATCATGGCTCTACCGAGTTCAATTGATACCGCCTTTGTGCGGCAATACAGCTCAATGCTGTACATCTTGGCCCAACAGCAAAAATCGAAACTCCAAATGTGTGTCCGACAAGAAGGATGCCAGGGAGAGTCGAAGTCTTTTAACCGTTTGGGCGAAGCAATTGTTGAGGAAATGACCACCAGACATGGGGATACTCCGAATAACGAGCAGCCTCATACTCGTAGGTGGGTCACTCCCAGTAACTATCATACCAACTCGTACGTCGATTCGGAAGACAAGATCGCAATGCTGATTGAGCCCACGAACGAGTACATGCAAAACCAAGGCCGAGCCTTAGGTCGCCAGACGGATGACATCATCATTGCTGCTGCTCTTGGCACCGCTGCTGCTGGAGTCACCTCTACGACATCCTCAGTCGCTTATAAGGATGAATGCGTAAGTATCAACGGCGATGGTACTGTTACTTCACTTGGAACTGCTGCTACACCTGAGACTGAAGTAGCCATTACTTTGGCAAAGATCGCTACCATGCAGCAGATTATGGACGATGAAGATGTTGATGAAGAAATTCCTCGTTATTGGGTTATCACTCCCAAGGACGTGCGAGATATGCTGCAAATTGCTGCTTTGACTTCGTCTGACTATGTCAGTCTCAAGCCTCTTGAAACAGGTAAGATCGTGAACTTCTTGAATTTCAATTTTATTAAGTCCACACGAGTAACCAAGAATAGCACAGATTCAACGTGCTATCGTACATTTGCATGGGCAAAAGATGGTCTCATTTATGCCAGTGCAAAGGGAGTGGAGTCGCACATCGACCAACTCCCCACAAAGAGTTACACTACCCAGGTGTATAGCAAGATGAATGGCGGAGCTGTCCGAATGGATGGTGCCAAGGTTCATGAATGTCTCAATAAGGTTGCATAAAGAAAGGAGTCAATATTATGAGTGAGTTTAATGAATCTATCATTTTTGGTCCTACCCCTTCGCCTAAGCAAGGCATCTATGATGTCAGTGCCTCGCAGAAATATAAACTAGGCACTCAGTATCATACTTCTGACGGACGGTCTTTCCGATATGCCCGAGCTGGGGCTATACCGCTGGCAAAGAATTTGCTCAATGCTGCTGCCGCTCCTGATGCTCAGGCTATTACCTCGACAATCCAGACGAGTTATGGGGCTGCTGTAAGTGCAGTAACCTTTGATGTCTTGTTAACTACAGCTAATGCTTGGGTCAAGGATTCTTTGGTGGATGGCTGGCTTCATGTAAGCGATGGCGGAGCCGCTATGGGTGATTTGTACAGGATCGTGGCCAATGAGTGGACAACGTCTGACACTGTCATGAACGTGACCTTGGAAGATACGGGTGGTCTGGTGCGAGCAATCGAGGTTACGGATGATGTGATTCTGTACGCAAACCAATGTGCTTTGACAGTGGTGAGTCCGGCCAATCCTGTCTCTGATATCATTGGTGTTGCTTCTACTATTGTTCCCATTAATTATTACTATTGGGCACAGTACCGAGGAATTGCTTCCATCTTGATTGATGGAACCGACACTATTATTGCCGGTGATGTTGTATCTGCTTCCGACTCTGTTGCTGGAACCATTCACCTTAACGATGGTCTGACTGATGATGTCTTTATTGGCGTTTGTATTGCAACTGGAGCAGTAGATGAGCCTGGTTTGGTTAATATGAATCT